TCCTCCTCAGATTCCTCAGCCTCCTCTTCTCCCTTTTGGCTTGAAGCCTCTGAGCTTTCTTCAGTTGTTTCTTCCTGTTCCTCTTCTGACGGTTCACCTGTTTCATTTTCATCCTCATTTTCTACATTATATTCCTCAGGTTGAGGCGGAGCCACCCCGCCTGTAGGTTCAGTTATAGTGGTAGTGGGGGAAGAAATTGAGCTTCCAGTATCGCCTAGTCCGAATACCTGCTTAAAGCCGTCCAGGAAGTCGCCTTTATCCCCATAATCCTTATAATTCAAATTACTTGTATCCTGTAACTCTTCCATCTCTAAAATATTTAACTATTATTACTTTGATTATTCTTCATTTGCTTAGCTTTCAGCTCTAGCTCCTTTCCCTTAAGTTCTTCTTGTACTCTATTCTGCCTTTTCTCCTCTTCTAGCTTCTCTTGTTTCATCCTAGCTTCTTGAGCTTTCAATTCTGACTGTTGCATATCTAATTCAGACTTATAACCAGAATCAGATTGTTTATCCTCAGATCCAATAAGAGCTACTTCAATATCGGTTCTAGCCTTCCTTATAGAATCTTCTTCTTTAATCCTATCCTCGTTATACTTTTGCTTAAGTTCCATCTGAATCTTCCTAAGTTCAGCTTGTTGCTCATTCCCCTGACTTTGTTCACTAGCCTTTTGTCTAGCAGAATCTATATCCTTCAATTTATTATTAATCTCTGGTATGCTGTTAGACTTAAGCATCTCTGCAACTTCAGATAGACTAGCTCCTTGGCTAAGTGCGGACTCCGCAAGATTGTGCATAACTTGTACTTTCCTATGCTCCTCAGTAGAATTACTTACAAATACATCAAAGTCAGCGTATTGGAAATCTTCAGTAATATTAATAAATGATCTTTTCATATCATCCATAATAAACTGCAGTTTCTTCTTATCACTATCAGCCCAAGCTACCTTAGCAGTATTAAGTACAGCAGTATATAACCTTCGTTTTATATCGTTATGTCTCCAGAACAAAGGTTCTGTAATATGTGAAGATTGAACCACAGATCTTTCAACATTGCCTACTAACTCTCGTTGAGATATAGAACCCTGTCTTTGTTTAGATATACCTGATAACTCACTTACCATCTGTTCAATCTTATCTAGTAACTGTATATACTCGCTTATTACTTTTGACATAGTTAAATCTACGCTAGACATTTGATTAAAAGCAGCAGCTTGGCCGCCTTCTCTGCCTGGTATATCCCACCCCTCTTCATAGGGATTTATAAAGTTTACACCAAAAGAACTAAGGTAGTGAAGCCAACTTTGTATATCTAAGCCCTGACTTTTAGGTATTTGAGTTATATCCATATTCAGTATTCTACCCTTATTCTGAGCCATAGCTAATTCAAGTCTATACCAAATAATAATATACATGTACTGTAGGGGCTTCATAATATCAACTAATGAAGTTGACTCTGAGTTATCATCACTATATACGGAACCGATATAAGGTAGCTTGTTGGAACTAGGTTCATCTATTGAAAATTCTTGGTTAGGTATAGGTTCAATACCAACATAGATATCATTGCCTATTTTATATCCTTCCCATACTTCAGTAACCCATTCCCACTTTATTTCAGCACCTTTCTGTTTCTCTTCTTCACTAACCTTATAGGTTTCATCTACTGTCTCTTCAATCTCTTCACCAGTCTCATCATCTATATAAGTCAGGAACCCTATTTTCTTAAACGACTTCCATACTACATGATAAACATCTATATTATTAATACCAGAGTCCCCTAAATCTTTAGGATTATCAGCTAAATTAGTTCTATAAACAACTTTATTATAGTTAACATCACTAGCTTTACCTGTAGCAAGTTGTCCACCAGACAGCTCTATAAGACTGTCTAAATAATCACTTTCTTTAAGCAAATCATAAAACCTATCATATATAGCTGCTGGAGACATTGACATATGCCTTATAGCATAATCACCATCTTCTATTCTATATATATCAGGGCTTTTATCATAATAAAACCCTACAGGATTAACACGTTCAGCTATAGGCTCCCCGTTTATTATACCGTTATAATAAATCTCTATACCAGCTATAATACCATCCTTGAGACCCTTTAAAGTTTCATCAGTTAAATTCAATTTGGACTTTAAATATTGAAGAGTACCATAAGCAGTCATTTCAGCTATATCGCTAAAATCTTGTTCTATATAATCTTGAATATTATCAGGGGTTATAGATTCTACAGAATCTTCCCCTCCACCAGACTGTAACTTTCCAATTACTGATTGAAATAACATTTCCTTAGCAGCTTCCTCTGCTGCAGAACTACTATCTCTATTAGTCTGAATAACTTTAAATGTATCAGGTCTCTTAGAAGCTTCACCTATAAGTAAGTCAACTTTAGGCTTAACTATATTATAATTTTGGGGAGAAGCTGGAAATCCTTCCTCAGTCTTATAAGGATCGATAACGTATTCTATATCTTTTTCGTGGAATTTACTATTATACAAATCGTACTTTATCTTCAATTCCATATCATCTGAGCCATCTATAGCAGCTACCCCTACCCAATAATCTAAATTGGATTCTTTCCACTCTTTATCCTTTTGACTAAGTGGTAATTTTTGTATAGGTAGTACTGACCCACTGTTGTTATGTGTAGCCATATTTTTATCTTAACCGGTTAAAATTATATTTTCTATCTTCAGTGAAAAACCTAGTTTGAAAGAACTTATCAATAGTTTTCTCACTCCTTTTCTTATCCTTAACATGTACATTATGTAATTCTTTTTTATACAACATTACCATCATTAATGAAATTACTCGGTCAAAGTTGCCCTTATCGTTATAAGATATTAACTCATCTAACAATGGTAATGAGAATATTTTCTCCAAATTCTTATGGCCTGGTGAATATTCTTCATTAAGCCAATCTCGTATTTCTCGTTCAGCCCAATCTTTTATACCTTTAGTCATATGAATACCCTTCTTACGTTGTACCTTAGATACTTGCACAATGTCATGTATAATATCAGGCTGATTAGCTAACATATAATCAACACCCTTATTAGCAAAATAAGCGTACATACCTTTACGCTCATTCTCGTATAAAGCCCTTGCATTATAGTATTTAAGTAGCCTGTAGACATTTTCATAATACTCATTAGCCGTATCTGGTCTACCTGTATATTCAGCTACTATTATATCATAGTACTGTTCAAATGACTGAAATCTTTTATATATAATAGTGCTCCCTAAAGAAGAAGTACCAGAATCATCATGGTCATAAGGGTCAATACCAGCTATATATAGACCATACGGAGGATCTTCAACAGGATGCTCCCATATAACTATAGCCCCTTCTTTGCTATCATTTTTATCTAAAGGAAACTTCTCTATATCTTTAGCTCCAGATAGCTGGTTCCACCTTAGTCTACCAGCCCCATCATACTCAAGACTACCCACCTGTTTATAGTTTTTCAGCTTCTTATCCCCCATTATCCTAGCTTTCTGTGCCTGTAGTTCTTTCTTAGGGAATATATTACCAGTCAACTGTAAGGTAGCTTCTCTAGGCGTATTTGGGTGTTCCGCAATATACCTATCTACAGAATTCTTATCACCAGAATGCTCTTCTACCTCCTTACGTTGCCTATTAGATTCTTCTATAGCTTCATCTATTGAGGAATTACCATCCTCATTCATAAAGCCTTGCATATTCATATAGTTAGGTACAAAAAAGCCACATGCTGTTTCATAAGCACCATCATCCCATACATTCCTTATAGGTAGAACATTATAAGCCCTAGGTTTATAAAACAACTCTTTTAAGCTAGAATAGTCTGCCTCTTCTGTATTATGCGTAATTACACCATTACCTAAATAAGTATTAGTATTTGAAGCTGTTAAATTATAAACAGGATTAATACCAGTATGTTTAATAGATATAACTTTCTCATGCCTTAGTCCATTATATTTTCTTTGGGGTTTTTTGTCTTTATTATAATCCCAAATATTATTTAATTTTTCTTGCTTATTTTTTATAAGTAAATTAAAATTTTCA